GATTTGATGACATTTGTTATGCTCCTACCTTTGCTTCTAGAGCTGTTACTTTTGCTGATAGTTCTTGAATGATTGCTTGTTGTTCTTGCACATATTTAATGAGCGATGGAACCAATTTAGAGTAATCAACACCCCAAAGTTGTTCTTCTGTCTGTGCAACGCTTACAGCTTCTGGTGCAACTTCAAACAATTCTTGTGCAATAACACCGAAATCTTGATGTTCGCCAGAAACCCAGTCAAACTTACGAATCTTGATGGACTCAATTTTTGCTTTTGCTGAATCAGCGTCAACAATGTTTGTCTTTAAACGTGCATCAGACGATGTGACATAGTTAACTGTTGTAGTTCCGTTTTGAGAAATATAACCAGCCAAAGTGTTTGCTGAGTTATAAAAACCTAAATAAACACTACCAGTAGAACCATAAGTTGTCTGCATGGTTAAGCCATTAGTGCCTGAACCATTGAAAACAATGCAGACTTTTCCGCTATTTAACTGACTTGGAGTGTTAACCAACAAATTACCACTATTATCTAGTGTCATGGTGTTTACACCATTATTCCAAAAAGCAATATTTTTTGATCCAACCGCAGTTAAAGATAACCCGCCTGTATTTCCGTATACGTTTGCAGTTTCTGTGCCACTGACTTGTAAAGATAGATATCCGCCAGAAACGCCACTCATATCTAATACACGATAACTAGCAACCGCAGTAGGAGTAACTCCTAATCCTAAGTTACCAGAGGTGTCTAAATTTAATTGGGTAGTGCCATTTGTAACAAATGACATTAAATGGCTTGATGTATTAACAGTCAAATAATCATTGCCACCTGCCCAAGAATAAGCGTATCCAGAAGGTAAAGTTATTGAAGATCCCCCTCCTGCCGCAGTCGCACCATTTAAAGCTATTCCACTTGCAAAAGTAGCAACTTGATTTGTACCTATTGTTACCGCAGTAGTCGTGCCGTTAGTCTGCAATACCAAATTGCCTGTTGTATCTGCCGTATATACCAAAGCGGTAGTGGTAGTTGTTCCTGATGCAATTGAACTCATATTAATCCTTTATATTACACTACTACCCAGCGTTGACCGCTCGCGACCGTGACGCTAACTCCAGATGCTGTTGTGATTGGGCCGACTGAAAAACCGTTTGTGCCTGTTGCGATGGTATAGCTAACTGATGCTGTAGTGTTATTGACTTGAATTGCACCACCTGCTTGTGCTCCGCCAATACCGCCCCAGATCGTCCCGTTGTATCCCTCAAACTGAGCAAGAGTTGTGTTATACCTGAACATGCCCGTTGCAGGAGAGCCTGATCTTTGTGCCGTCGTACCCGCAGCTACTTGGATTTCTCCAGTTCCAGACATCGTAATATCGCCCGTAGTAGAAAGCGTTGCAAGCGATACGTTACTTGTTGTTGGGTCTATATAGACAGCTTTTTCAGACGGGTATGTTAAAAATACGTTTTGTGTACCAGACGCAAAATTAGTTAAAGACCCTGCATTGCTAGAAGACAGTACTGTGGTACGGCTTAACGTATTGCCTGTGTTCCAAGTGCCAAGACCCACTTCCCAATTAGCACCGCCTTGGTCTGCAATACAGTAATATGTAGTTGTGCCGTTAACAGAACCAAACGCCGCGCTAAAGGCTTGATACCCCGTGACAGCACCAAGGAGCGTAACTGAGCCTGTGCCCGGCGCACTACATGTCTCTAAAACCCTGTCTTTGACTAGAAAGGCCATACATACCCCTTAATTAAGACGTAGCGGTGGTCGAAAAAGTAACGCTGACAGTATCTCCGGCTGTCGTTGTTTTTGCTGTACCAAAGTTTCCTTCAGAATACAAAGTACCCGCAGTGCTGAGTTGTGTGTTGACCGCGCCAGTGCCTGTAACCAAGAAGCAACCATACACCGTACCGCCTGTACTTGTGATTGTGTAAGTAATTGCTGTAGCTGTACTTGATGTAACGTTAGAAGGTGTAGAACCTGTACTTGTAGACGCAGCAAAAACTGCTGTACCGCGCACTGCTGAACCGCCAACCGTGTAGTTGACAAACTCTTTAGAAGGCACAATCGTGCTCATCGTGTCTGTTGCTGCGGCAGTGATACTTGCATTAAGTAAACCAAGGAAAGGCCCAACAGTCGTATAAGTTCCTGAAGTTCTAAGCAAAGTGTCAAGCATCAACTGCTTACCTACAGCTACCACTAAGTTAGGAAACTCTTCTTCCCACTTTAGATTACCCTGTGCATCTCGGCACACAACATGGTACCAGCCCTCAATGCCCATACCCTCTGGTACTTTAGCGTTGGTCTGTAGTGTCGCTATTGCGTTGTCTCCAAATCCTGATTTTTCGTTAGTCATATTAGTTCCTTAAGAAATGCGAATAATCGCTGATGTGTTTGTGGCGGCGGGAAATTGAACTGTGAATGTGGCATTAGACGTTTTAGACGCACCAAAATCTAAAACAAAAACTGCGGGGTTTGTTGTACCGTTATTTAGATATACCAAAGCACCTCTTGCACTTATAGATCCTGTCCAAACCGCGTTGGCAAAAGATACATAAGCCGTGTCTCCACTTGATCCTGTTGTTGGAAGTTGATTGACAACAAGTAATTGACCGCCTGCTGTATAACTGCCACCACTAATTTCACCCGCATTGGTGTAAGTTTGTGTGGTTTGGTTAAGTGTGGCGGAATTGGTGTAAAGCGCGATATAGAAGTTACCGGATGTAAAGTTATACACCCCGTTCATCATGCCGGTCTTAAATACATCACACGCCCAGTTGCCAGTAAATGCCATTTTATGTAACCTTCTGACGATACTGACCAGACCTGTATGCGTCTTGTCTCTCAAGGCCATCACCTAAACGTTTGGCTTCTGCAAGTGCTTCTTTGTACTTAGTATCATAGAGCGTAATAATATCGGCTTCGCCCTTCATAAACGTATACGCTTCCACTAAAGCGCCATACAACAAAACAGAATCGTAATTATCCCCAAGCCATGTGGTTCCTGTTGTATTTGTTACGGCGCTAACAGACGCTGTAAAATTAGACCCACCGCTACCAATATACGCATTCGGTGCTGTAAGTGAATCACCAACAGAATATAACGCCCCTCCGGTTGTTGGAGTAATGCTTGTAACGGCTGTGCCCGCTACCGTAATGGTAGCAGTTGCCGAATTTCCATTTCCGCCCGTTAAAGGAACATCGTAGTATGTGCCATTGGTATACCCTGTTCCACCGGCAGTTATTGTAATTGCAGAAATGGCGCCTTGAATAATAGTGGGAGGATAATAGTAATAGTGCAGTTCTACAGGATAAGACTGGTCTGGTGTTGGACCAATAATAAAACTAAGTTCAGCTACATTACCGTATCTTGGCCCAAAAAGCGCGTAATACTGTGGTTGCTGATAATATGCAGCTGATACAGTCGGGAATGCTTCACGGATAAAATTAACATCTTTGTTAATTAGATATGTGTATGTCCCGTTATTAATAACCGCAAGCGAATAAACCGATAAAAAATCATCAGGGCAAGACAAATATGAATTGCCCGCCGTAAGTGTTCCTATCTTATTTGCACGCAGGCTTGGGAACTGTATCGTGTTGTAAATGCGTTGTTCAGCCTGCTCGATGAAACGGTTAATCTGCGAAGTGCTAGATTCCTGTGTTCCATCAGCAAGATATACGGCGGGGAATTGATTCTCCGTGTAAGACTGAATTGCAGTTACAAGCTCAGTGTATGTCACGCCATTGGTCCCCTAGCAATTCTTCCTTTAGTAGCACAACCATTACCACGTGTCTCAATACCGGTAGACTCAACCATGTCATTGTGCCCAATAGAAACGCTTCCGTTTAGAGGTGTCCAGTTTTTACGTGTTGGCATCTCAACAGAAAACCCGATGTCTTTTTCTTCCAACATTTTACCGCCAGAAGTATGTGGAGCGGCATAAGTAGATGCAGGACCTACTTCTTTACCGCCCTTTTTCATGCTGAAATTAGCCATTACTTGCCCCTTTGGTTGTTGGCACGTGCCATATTGCGACCAACTGCGCGCATGGCTTGACCTGTTACTCCGCCTTTTTTAAGCTTTGTTAGGTTTGTTTTTTTGTTTTCATGCAACTGTTTGTCGTGCATGCCAAAAGCTTTCTTGATCATTTTTTTGTCTTGAGCAAGATCTTTGTCCATTTCTTTATTAGCCATTATAAACTCCTACGTTGTAACGATTGTAACTGTACCAATTGCAACGGTCAAAGCCAAATTGTTTGGCGTAAGGGCTGCATCAAAAAATTCCGAACCACCAACAGGATTCCACCCCCATTGAATAATTCGGCTACCTCCTTCATTCTCACCATTTTGCAAAACACTGGAACTGTTTCCTTGTTGTACCTGCAAACCGTTACGACCAGACGTGATGTAAGTTGTATCTGGTCTTGGATCTCTAACGCCCTGTGGGTCATCAACCGGGTACATACCAAGCTGCAACTGTGGCTGATCTGGATCCCAACACTGCGGGCAAACTTTGAGGTCATACGTTTTGGTCTTGATGACTTCTTTTTTAAGTTCACGCAGTTTGAATTGAAACCCACACCGATCACACTCGGCAATTGAGTTCTTGCCTGATGAAAACCGATTACCCATTTAAAAACCGCCACCTATGAACATCTGCCTTGGCACTAGGCGTAGGGCAGCCTTCTCATGATCTTCGTACGCAGCAAGTTCCCAGAACTCGTCGTATTGTTGTTTAAGAATTTGTAAACGGTTCATGCCGTCTGGCACTTTGAGCGCAACATAATAGGCAAGCCCCGCAATCATAGCCGGAATAAACCTGAATGGTACATCCATGACGTTATTACCGTACTGAGACGCGTCCTGCGTCCTGCGCATGCGCCAGTACACGAATTGATACGTCTGTACTCCGTCTGGTGTAGGCCAAACTGTAACAGCTGGAAGATTGGGAACGTTAACTACAGAACCTACAGGAAACTGCGCAGCTGTTGTACCATTTTGCCCTCTAAAACAATTACCAAGGGTATTCCCTGATATGTTGTTGTAGTAGATTGTTTCGGTGACTGTTCCATTTACCAAATTAACAAACCCAGCAGTCGCTAAATTTGCTGTAGAAGTCAACGTAATAGTTGTGTCTGTTGGGTTAACAACACTGGCAACGGTGAAGCCCGTTGGATAAATCTGTCCGTCCAAACGCTGAACCCACACTTGAATGGGGCGCGCTTGATTAAGTTTGTTTGGAACAGTTGCGTAAGTAGAGACGCTGATACGCGTAATCGTTAAGTCTGCTTGAGTGGATGTGTTGTTAGGGTTTGTTCTAATAACGTGATCTAAAAGATCCACTGTGTCATTGGGCAACGCGTATGTATTTAGTCCTTGTTGCAAAGTAATCGTACCTTGCTCAATTGTCCACATGTTAATACCACGGTTCGCCCAGTCCGCAAATAACAAGTTAAGTGACCTACGCGCAGTTCGCAGGTCATAGCCTGAACGCATTTCATACCCCGCACGCTCATACGCCTCTTCGCACGCTTCGGTGAGATTGAGGTTAAACGACGCCGTACCGGACGTCATTGAATTGAGCGTGGAGATGGTCATTTTTTCTTCATACCTTTGAGC